TCAGCCCTCCCCCCCCGGCAGATCGGCAACCCATCGCGTACGCGGGCGCATCGCCCGTCGCACACACCGTGAGAGGAATCCCCATGTCTACTGGGCGAATCGCAGAATCCCTGGCTACGTTGGCGGTTCCGGTCGACACCCTCGTGCCGTACGACCGCAACCCGCGCCGTGGCGACGTGGAGACCATCGCCGAGTCGCTGGAGACGAACGGCCAGTACCGCCCCATCGTCGTCAGGGCGGAGACGAACCAGGTGCTCGCGGGCAACCATCTCCTGGTCGCCGCCAAGCAGCTCGGCTGGACCGAGGTGGCCGCGACGTTCGTGTACTGCTCCGACGAGGAGGCAGCCCGCATCGTCCTGGTCGACAACAGGGCCAGCGACCGTGGGACATACGACGACCGCGAGCTGCTCGCGCTCCTCCGCTCGCTCGAAGAGGCCGATGGCGCGCTGACCGGCACCGGCTACGTCGTGGACGACGTCGATGACATCGCCGCGCTCGTGAGTGAGGCGGAGCAGGCCGCGCTCGCGGTGAAGGACCCCAGCGACGATGGGAAGGGCAACGCGTGGGAGTCGACCGATCTGAGGGAGTACGCCGACCGCTACGAAGAGCAGGGCCGCAGGCTCGTGGTCCTCGACTACGACCGGACCGACTACCGGGCGGTGACGGCGTGCCTGGACGCGTTGCGCGGCCAGCTCGGCGTCGAGTCGAACAGCGAAGCCGTCATCGCCCACCTCCGGCTGACGTTCCCGGACGTCGCCGACGCGGCAGACGCCGAGGACGTCGAGCCTGACGACGGGCTCGGGGACTCCGAGGACTTGGGTTGAGCATGAGCCTCGGAACCGTGGAGCGTGTGGCCCTTCGCCGGGTCTGCTCGCCCGATGAGGCGAGCGAGCTGGTTGGGACGCCAGTCCCGGCGAAGGAGCCCACGTTCCGTGGGCCTGTCCTGTTCCACGACGCCGACACCGGCGAGCCGCTCCTGAGCCACATGCCGATGCCGGACCTTCCCCGGTTCCGCTCGGCGATCCTGTCGATCAAGTGGGAGGGCTCGACCGACAACTATCGAGCCGGGTCCCGGAACCGCAACAAGTCGTGGACGTTCGGCTACCGACCGCGCAAGCCGATGATGCGCAACGAGGGCTGCGTGCTCAGCTCGTTCGGTCGCGACAACCCGGAACTCCACGCCTACTTGGCTTCCTACGCCGACACGCTCACCGACATGTTGGGCGAGGCGTTCCCCGAAATCGAGGTGATGGGCCGCGACGTCGTGGAGCAGGTGCTCCCCGACTGGAGGCTCACCTCCCACGCCCTGTGGACCTCCGGGGTGATCAACAAGGAATCCGCGCTCCCGTACCACCGTGACGGCAACAACTTCGATGCCTGGTCGGTGATGCCGGTGGTACGCCGAGGGGTGCGGGGCGGTCATCTCCATCTGCCCGAGTACGGGATGACCGTTCCGTGCCGAGATGGCTACGCCGTGGCGTTCTACGGCAAGCGGCTCGTTCACGGCGTCACCCCGATCCTCAAGGCCGCGCCGGACGCGTACCGAGTCTCGGTCGTGTACTACGCGCTGCGCGGGCTCAAGGACTGCCACACGTACGCCGAGGAGACAGCCCGGGCGAAGGTCAAGCGGACCGAGCGTGAGTCGAGGCTCGGCGTCACCCACCGGATCGCGGGGCGGTGAGGATGGACGTCGCGACGGTCTGCGCCGAGTGCGGCAACGACGACGCCACCGAGGGCCTGCTGTGCCTGTCGTGTCTGGAGGCGAGCGACCGGCGCGCCGACTACGCCAAGTGGCACCACCTCCAGGTCGCGACCGGCGACCTGGACCCGGCCTACCCGGTCCTGCGGCACCTGGCCCGGTCGTGGAGGCTCCGGGCCGACGAGCTGGCCTGGTTGATCGGGCTCCACGTCGCCTACTACCACCTCGGGAGCACGCTCGTTGCGTTCTCCCGCACCGAAGGCTCCCCGGCTGGGGTCGGGGCCAGCCCGGAGGCGCTCGTTGATTCTCCGCTGCTCTCGCTGCCGTGCGCGACCGAGCGCCGGGCGCACCGGACCCGGCTCAAGCTCGCCCGGCATCTCGTGGCGCTCGCCGACAGTCAACGCCGGGGCGGATGGGTCTGGTACGAGGGCGACGGCTGGGACTGGGCCAGCCTCAACGACCGGGTCGCCGAGCTGCACGGCAACGGGCGGTGGGCCGCGTACAAGACAGCCGAGCTGCTCCAGAAGGTCGCCGGGGCACCGGTCGTCGCCACCGACGCCGGACACGCCCACAGCTCCGGCCCGCGCAAGGGCCTCGGGCTGCTCGTGTCCGACCTCCCGGACGGCAACGACCCGGCCACGGTCGTGATCCTCGACGCCGAGACCGCCACCCTCGCCAGGGACCTCGATGAGCCGGACGTCGCCCAGGTCGAGACCTCACTGTGCGACTTCTACTCGCTCACCCAGGGCCACTACTACCTCGGTCACGACATTGACGCGATGCAGTCGCAGCTCCTTGACCCCCGCGTCCCGGACCCGACACCCCACGCCGCGTGGGTGGCTCGCCTCGACGTGTTCAGCTCCGAGCTGCTCGGCGAGGAACGCGGCTGGTGGGGTGTCCGGTCCGGGCTCAAGCACCTGTATGCCGAGCGCGGCATCCTCGACTGGAGGACGCTGTGAAGGCCATCGAGCGTGTCGGCGTCCGACCGGCGAAACCCCACGAGCGCCAAGAGGTTGAGCGGACCGTCCGGGCCTGCGGCAAGTGGGTGCGGACCTACTTCGACATGCGGAACCTGCCCGAGCTGTACGAGCGCGGATGCGTGTGGATCGCCACCGAGGATGGGGCTATCGCCGCGTTCGCGGTCGCGGTCCCGCTCAAGCGCTCCGACGTGACGAGCCTCTACGAGTTCGGGGTCCACCCCGAGTGGCGACGTGTCGGCGTCGGGCGGGCGCTGCTCAAGGTGTGCGCCCAAGGCCGTCCGCTCAAGATGGTCGTGGACGCCGAGAACGGACAGGCCGCGCTGTTCTACATGAAGTGCGGACTCCGCATTACCGGCAGGCACATCGTGAAGACGGGCCTGCGGGAAGTGTTCGCGCTGGAGGGCAAGCCGTGCGCCTGATCGTGGTCGGGGCCGGGCTCGCCGGATCGTGGCTGACCCGGGTCGCTCGTGACCAGGGCATCGAGGTCACCCTCATCGGGGACACGTGCGAGCCCTCGACGGCAGCCGCCGTGGGGCTCCTGCGACCCACCCACCTCGCGCCGGAGGACCGGCCACTGTTGGCGAAGTCCCTGCGGGCGTGGGCCGATCACGGCGTCGCGGTCCACTCGGGCGCGCAGGTCACCCGCTGGGACAAGCCGGGGGTCAAGTACCAGGGCGACTGGTACGTGGTCGACCCGACCCGCGCCTGCCTGGAGCCGGACGTGCTCGGCACCGCCAAGCCTGTCGGGCTCGACGTGGTCGAGGTCGACGGCACGGCGTACGAGGGCCACGTGGTGTGGTGCGACGGGCAAGGTGAGGGACGCCGCACCTACGGCGTCACCTGGACCCACCCCGACCCTCGCGCCTTGCCACACCCGCTGGCGGTTCACCACCTCGCGCCGTACAAGGTCGTGGCTGCCGCGTCGTTCCCGACCGGCTGCCGCCTCGGGTCCAGCTCGACCGGCGACCCCGGCTCGGCTGCCGCCGCCGGGCTCAAGCTCCTCAGCTCGGCGGTGATGGCCGGGATGATCAACGGCACCCTCGACGGCTGGCAGCCGATCCGAGGCACGAGGCTCCACCGCGAGAAGACGCTCACCCTCGATGGGCCCTACGGCGCGTACCGGTGGAGCGGGTTCCACCGCACCGGGTTCGGGCGCGTGCCCGCCGCCGCGCCCGCCGTCCTCAAGCAGGTCCTGACATGACGCGGGCCGTGTACATCATCGGCCCACCGGGCGTGGGCAAGTCGCGGCTCATGGCCGAGCTTCGCCTGGACTACCTGGAGGGCGAGGCCCGGCGCGTGTGGCCCGGGTCGCTGCTGTGGGTCACCCCGCTCTACACGCCCAACACGCTGGAGGGCTACGAGCTGGGCCGACAGCGGGCCGCGTTCAGCGGCACCGACGCGCTCGGCATGGCCGTCATGCCGCACGCGATGGAGTGGTTGATCAACACCTCGCGGCTGCCCTCGGTCCTGCTCGGCGAGGGGGCCCGGCTCGGGACCGCGCCGTTCCTGATGACCCTCAACGAGCGCGTCCCCAACACGACCGTGATTCACCTGGTCGCGTCAGACGAAGCTCTCGCCGCCCGGCGCAAGGCTCGCGACAGCCATCAGGACAAGGGCTGGATGAAGGGGGCCGCGACCCGGGCCCGCCGCGCCGCCGACGCCGCCGCAAGCCACGGCGTACGGGTCCTCCAAGCCGACAGCACCGACCGCACGCCAGCCGAGCTGGCCGACATGATCCGGGAGAACGTGAGATGACCAAGCCGAGCGCCAACGCCGAGCTGGCCCAGCAGGTGCTCAACTTCCGGCGCGCCGGTCTCAACTTCGACGTGATCAGCGAGCGGCTCAACCTGACCGCCACCGCCGCCAAGGCGATGTTCGACCAGGCGCTGGCCGCGCACGATCCCGCGTTCGGTCGGGCCCTGGAGTCCGACCGGCTCGACCGGCTCCACGCCGCCGTGTGGCCCGAGGCCCTCAAGGGCAACCTCGACGCCGTCGACCGGGTGGTGCGTATCTCCGAGCGCCGGGAACGCGTGGCCCGCGTGCCGAAAGTCAACGAGCACGCGCTGCGCAACCAGTTCGAGGAGTCCGTCAAGACAGCCTTCGAGCTGCGACCCGACGTGGACGCCGCGCTCATCGAGGCCGGGCGCACCATCGCCGACCGGGTCGATGAGGCCATCGCGACTGGCGAAGGGCAAGAGGTCACCAAGGCCCTGTACCTGCTGCCTCACCTGCTCAACGTGCTCCGCGAGATGCTCGCCACGCCGCAGTCGCGGGCCAACGCGAGCGCTGCCGCCGCCAAGAACGCGCCCCCAGCCCCGCCCGTGGACGGCAAGCTCGCCAAGCTCCGAGCGATCCAGGGCTCCAAGAACACTGGGTGATCGGTGCTCGTTGGCTCCGAGGTGCCGCGCATCTACACCCCGCCGCTGCGCGAGCTGACACCGGACACCACGCTGGGGTACTCGGTCATCGAGTTCGCCGAGACCATCGTGGAGATTGACCTCCTGCCCTGGCAGAAGTGGCTGCTCGTTCACATGCTGGAGCTGCTCGCCGACGGGGGCGGGCTCCGCTACCGCACCGTGATCCTGCTGATGGCCCGGCAGAACGGGAAGTCCACGCTGTCCCAGGTCCTCGCGCTCTGGTTCATGTACGTGTACGGCAAGCCGCTCGTGATCGGCACCGCCCAGGACCTCGACGTGGCCGAGGAGATATGGCAGGGGGCCGTCGACCTCGTGGAGGAGACGCCCGAGCTGGACGCCCTCAAGGCCCACGTCGTCAAGGTGAACGGCAAGAAGTCGCTGGTCCTCACGACCGGCGAGCGCTACAAGGTGAAGGCAGCCAACCGGCGCGCCGGTCGCGGGCTCACCGGCGACCTGGTCCTACTGGACGAGCTGCGCGAGCACCAGAGCTGGGACGCCTGGGGCGCGATCACGAAGACGACGATGGCCCGGGATCAAGCCCTCGTGTTCGCGCTGTCCAACGCGGGCGACTCCACCTCGGTCGTGCTCCGCTACCTGCGCAAGCTCGCCCACGCCGCGCTCGGCGACCCGGACGGGATCAACCGGGACGACGACGACGACGAGCTGGCCCCCGAGGACGGCGACGACGAGTACCTGGACGATGACACGCTCGGCATCTTCGAGTGGAGCGCGCCACCGGGCGTGGGGCTCCGGGACCGTGAAGGCTGGGCGTGGGCCAACCCCTCGGTCGGCTTCACCATCTCCGAACGCAACATCGCCTCCGCTGTCCGCACCGACCCCGAGTGGGTCGTTCGCACCGAGGTGCTCTGCCAGTGGTCCGAGGGCACGCTCGAAGGCCCATTCCCGCCAGGAGCCTGGGAGGCCTCGACCGACGAGCAGAGCACGCGGGCCGAGGGAGCCCCAGTAGCGCTGGGGATCGACGTGTCGTGGGACCGGTCGTTCACCTACATCGCGCTCGCCTCGACCCGCGACGACGGGCTGGAGCACGTCGAGGTCATCGCACGCCGAGCCGGAACCGACTGGGTCGCCGATTGGCTCACCGACGTCACCCGATCCCCTGACATCGCCAGGGCTCCGGTCGCGATCCAAGAACGCGGTGCGCCGTCCAGCTCGCTCGTGCCGGACCTCCTGGACCGCAAGATCAACGTCGTCAAGTGGGGCGGGGCCGCGCTCGGGCAAGGCACCGGCGCGTTCTACGACCGCATCCGCGCCGCTGTCGGCGAGGGCGAGTCGAAGCAGCAGCTCCGCCACCGCGACCAGCCTCTGCTCAACCTCGCTGCCGCGACCGCCGCGACCCGGCCCAACGGGGACGCGTGGCTGTGGGACCGGCGGAGGAGTCCGACCGACGCCGCGCCGCTCGTGGCGGTCACCGCCGCGCTGTGGTGTCTCAACCACGGAATGCCGCGCCGATCCGCCTACGCCAACGCCCGACTGGAGGTCTTCTGATGGGGCTGTTCGACCGGTTCCGCAAGAGCCCTCTGACCGCGAGCTACCCGGTTCTCCCCACGACCGCTGAGGCCTACGGCGACGGAGGCGAGTGGGGCTACGAGGCGTGGGCGCTGATGGGTGAGGCTAACGACCGGATCATGTCCATGAGCCCGGCGGTCATGTGGCGCACCCAGCCGTACCTCCGCACCGTGGTCACGTTCCTCGCCCGCAACATCGCGCAGCTCGGCCTCCACGCCTTCCAGCGGATCGCCGACGACGACCGGGTGCGCGTCCACGACGGCATCGACCAGGTGATCAACAACCCCAACCCGGGCAGCACCGAGTACGAGCTGGTCTACGGACTCGTGGCGGACCTGGCCCTGTACGACGTCGCCTACTGGATCACCTCCGACCCGGCGGACGGGCACCCCATCGTCCGGCTGCCCGTGCCGTGGGTGAAGCCGCAAGGCGGGGACTCGTTCGGCGCCGAGTCGTACATCGTCAACAACCCCAAGGACAACCAGTCCTACACGGTCCCGGCGGACCAGGTGCTCGCCTTCCACGGCTGGACCCCCGGCACGCTCACGACCGGCTCCGCGCCGCTCCAGGCCCTCAAGCAGATTCTCGCCGAGCAGGTCCAGGCCGCGCTCTATCGCCAGTCCGTGTGGAAGCGGGGCGGCAAGGTCGGGGCTGTCCTGACCCGGCCCGCCGACGCGCCCGTGTGGGAGTCGGACCAGCGCAAGCAGTTCAAAGAGGACTGGGACGCCCAGTTCACCGGCAGCGGCTCCAACGTCGGTGGCACACCGATGCTCGAAGACGGGATGACCCTGAACCGGGTGGACTTCTCGGCCCACGAGATGGAGTTCATCGAGGGGGCTCGGCTCGCGCTCAACACGGTCGCCAGCGTCTACCACATCAACCCCACGATGATCGGGCTCCTCGACAACGCCAACTACAGCAACGTTCGCGAGTTCCGCCGGATGCTGTACGGCGACACGCTCGGGCCGATCCTCGCCCAGATCGAGGGCCGACTGAACACGTTCCTCGTGCCCGTGTTCGACCCCCGGCCCGGGGTCTACGTGGAGTTCAACATCGAAGAGAAGCTCCAGGGCTCGTTCGAGGAGCAGACCGCCGCGCTCCAAGCCGCCATCGGTCGCCCGTGGATGACCGCCAACGAGGGCAGGGCTCTACGCAACATGCCCGCGCTCGACGGAGGCGACGAGCTGGTCACCCCGCTCAACGTGCTCCTCGGCGCAGGCTCGGCCCCCAACGAGGCCCCGCCGTCCGGCGCGAGCCGGGAAGTCCAAGCCCGCCAGGCGAAGCTCATCCTCCTCAAGGCCCGGATCACCGAGCGCCAGAACAACCAGATCGAGGCCGTGCTCACCCGGTTCTTCAAGCGACAGCAGAGCGCGGTCGGCGACGGGACCACCTTTGACACCGACCGGTGGAACCGCGAGCTGGCCGACGACCTCCACCGGGTCGCGCTGGAGGTGTCCGGCACCCTCGGCAGGGCTCAGGCCGCGACGCTCGGGTTCACCCCGGATGAGTACAACGTCGAGCAGACCGTGAAGTTCCTGGAGGAAGTGGCGAAGCGCCGCGCCTCCAACATCAACCAGACCACGAGTGACCAGCTCCTCGAAGAGCGCTCCAAGGACGACGGCAAGCCCGCCAGCGTGTGGGAGCGGGCGCTCACCTCCCGCAACGTCGGGATCGCCATCGGGCTTGGGACGTTCCTGGCCGGGTTCGCCACACACGAGGCAGCCGCGCAGATCGCCTACCGGCACCGGGTCGAGCCGACCAAGACATGGGTCACCGGCTCCAACCCGCGCTCGGACCACGCGGCCCTCGACGGGGAGACGGTCGCCCTCGATGAGCCGTTCTCCAACGGGCTCATGTGGCCCGGCGACAGCTCCGGCGACGCCGACGACAACGCCAACTGCAACTGCGACCTCCAGATCAACCTGGCGTAGCGGCGAGGGCCGGTGCCGGGATCGGCGCGGATTTCAGGTCCGCCCGAGCTGCTCCACGGAGCACCCGCCCCCGCAACCGGTCGTGGGTCTACGCCCTGCGACCAGACCCCTCATCGTCTCGCTCCACTCGGGCGAGCGAAACCCCAACCAACGCAAGGAGAACGGCATGTCTGACACCACCGCACAGCCGCCCACGCCTGAGAGCCCCGACGTCGAGGTGAACGTGGAGCACGTCGAGGAGCCCGACACCTCGACCCCCGACACCGAGGCCGACCCCGGCGAGGCCACGGACGGCAGCGAGTCCGGCGACGAGGACGACGACACCGACGCCGGTGACCCCGAGGACGACAGCGACGAGGACGACGAGGCCTGACAGCGATGACGAATCCTGTACCCGGCAAGGTCCAAGGGACCAAGTACGGAGCACGCGGCAAGTACTGGTCGTGCCGCAAGGACGCCGCCGGGAACGGCATCCACACGGGGGTCGACTACCCGGCCCCCGTGGGGACGACCGTCGTGGCAGCTCGGCCCGGCAAGGCCTACTGGGTCAACCACGGCTCGGCGTTCGGCAACCACCAGATCGAGGTGCGCTGCGGCGACGGCACCCGCGACTTCTACGCCCACATGTCCTCACGCTCGGTGGGCAACGGCGTAGCCGTCAAGGCGGGCCAGACCCTCGGCAAGGTCGGCCAGGAGGGCAACGTCACCGGCCCCCACCTCCACTTCGAGCGACACGCGACCGAGACCGGCGGGTGGAGCTGCTCGGTGGTCCGCGATCCGAGCCCCTCGGTCAACTACGCGCAGAAGGTCCCCAGCGCCAAGAAGCCCACACCCGCCAAGAAGAACAACGTGGAGACGGCGCGGGGCCGGATCACTCGAGCCATCGCTGATCTGGAGAAGGCCCCCGATGACCGCAAGCAGGTCCAGAAGGGTCTGGCCGACCTCAAGAAGGTCCTGGCCGAGCTGCCCAAGAAGTGACGAACCCCCAGCCGCGCCAGGCCAGGAGGGCCGAGATGCACAAGACATGCCCCGCGCAGATCAAAGCCGCTGGCGCGGCAGACGGGCTCCAGGACGGGCAGTTCAAGGCCGTGGTGTCCGTGTTCGGCAACGTCGACTCCTACGGCGACGTCGTCGTGCCGGGCGCGTTCACCGACACACTGGCCGACTGGAAGGCCTCCGGGGAGTCCATCCCCATCTACTACTCGCACCAGATCAACGACCCGACCATGAACATCGGGTGGGTGCTCGACGCCGAGCAAACCCAGACAGGGCTGGAGATTCTCGGTCAGCTCGACCTCGCCGACGACGCGCCGCCGACCGCGAAGACGGTCCACCGGCTCCTCAAGAGGCCTGGCGGGGTCAGGGACTTCTCGTTCGCCTACGACGTCATGGACGGCTCGCCGGTCAAGGACGAGGACGGCAACGAGCACTTCGAGCTGCGAGCGCTCAAGCTCTACGAGGTCGGGCCCACCCAGATCGGGGCCAACCCCGCGACCGAGCTGCTGGCCGTCAAGCGGGCAGCCGAGTCCGCCGCGCAGGTCGCCGCCGACTTCAAGGCGGGCCGCGTGCTGTCGAGCAAGAACGAGACCACCCTCACCGACGCCCTGGCCTCGCTGGAGGTATGCGCTGCGTCGATCAAGAACGTCCTGGCCTCGGTGGCGTCTACGGACGCCGACGAGAGCAAGGCGAGCACCACCCAGGAGAAGGCCCGCGAGACGGACCCGGCCAAGTGCGAGGAGCCCCCCGGCAAGGGGGCCAAGCCCGAGGAGCCCGGTCACGAGACGCCCGTCACGACCTGGGCAGCCCATCTACAGCAACTGGAAATGGAGGGTTCGTCATGAACCTCAGAGAGCAGCGTGAGGCTGCGATCAAGGCTGCCCGCGACATTGTCGACGCGGCGCTGGCCGAGAAGCGCGAGCTGACCGACGACGAGCAGGCCGAGGTCGCCAAGCACACCGAGGACGTCAAGAGCCTCGACGTGAAGATCAAGGGTGCCGACCTCGTGAAGAGTGTGATGAGCCTCGGTGGGGCCGGGAAGGAGGAGGAGGAGAGCGAGAACCCCACGCCCGCCAAGTCTCTCGGCGAGCACTACGCGGCCCACGTGACCGAGGCCCGGCTGGCGCAGCTCAAGGCGCAGTCCGGGTTCACCATCGGCACGCCGGAGTTCCTCCCTGGCGGGGCCAAGGCGAACACCGACACCCAGGTCACCACCGGTGACGTGTGGAAGCCGGTGCTGACCGAGGTCGACCAGACCATCATCCGGGCGAACCGCCCACCGGCGGTGATCGCGGACCTCATGTCCTCCGGGACCCTGTCCGGGAACAGCGTGTCCTACTTCGTGGAGGGCGCTGTCGAGGGCGGATACGCCACGGTCGCTGAGGCGGGCCAGAAGCCGCAGATGCACTTCCTGGACCCGACCTCG